TTCCAGAATCGGGTAGATACTATGTTTTTGTATATCAACCCAAGACTCCTAATATAAAATATGATCAAAATCCTCTTGTGGCAGTTAGCGATGTTTTCTCATGGGGATTCAGAGGTATTAACTTACACTGGGGCAAAGTGAGACAATATACATGGAACGAAATTGTTGGTCAAATTTATGAGATTACATCTGATGAACTTGCTGATGCACGAGAAATACCTTTTGCTAAATACCGTCTAAATAATTAATAATAAGATAACTGGTCATATTAAATGACATCAAAACCACCTACTCCTACTGGTATATTAAGATATCCATATGAAGCAATAACGGAAACGACCGATTACTTGCAGTTGGTGATTTATAGTTATGATACTGCGGCAAATGGTGGTAATAACAAATTAATCTCTCAGAATTTGACTAATAAAAATCCATTTTCGACATTATCAATTGCCAAAAATGTAGATAAGAAGAAGGTATTGGGACCTGATGGTGTTATCGCATTACCAATGCCTTCTAATATTGAAGACAGTAACTCAGTGTCTTATGAATCTGGTGAGATGAATTCCATTGTTTCAGCAGGATTGGAGGCTGTCTCCGATATTACGTCGGTCAATTCAAAAACTCCAGCTGGAGTTGAAGGTGGTATTACCCAACTCTTAAAAAATTTACAACCAAAAATATATTCGGGAGCGATGGATACCTTGAAAGCTGGTGGTAGTTTAGCAGGTTCTAAAGACTTAATTTTGAAAGCATTAGCAGCTAATGCAGTTAATGTATTTGGTGCAAACGTATCTGTCAGTCAATTACTTGCGCGTTCTGAAGGTAAGATTCTTAACCCAAACATGGAGTTACTCTTTAATAATGTAACTTTGAGAACTTTTAGATTCTCGTTCAAAATGACTCCACGAGATGAAAATGAATCAACATCCATTAAGTCTATTATTAGAACTCTGAAGAAAAATATGGCGGCAAAATCTGTTGAGAAGGGTTTATTTCTAAAAACACCTAACGTTTTTGAACTACAATATAAAAAAGGTAATCGCCCACATCCTTTTTTAAATACATTTAAACCAGCGGTTCTCAGTGATATGAGTGTCAATTATACTGGAGAAAATGTTTATGCCACCTATGGTGATGGAACACCTCTGGCTATAATCATGACACTAACATTTAAAGAACTTGTTCCAATTTATGAAGCTGATTATGATAATATCAACTTTGATGGAAAAAATCAACAATTTAGTGACAATGATCTAGCTTATGGTCTTAATGAAGAAACTAAGATTCAGAATGATAATGTTCAAGGAGTAGGTTACTAAGATGGGATACTTTAGAGAACTACCAAATATAGAATATCTTTCACCTCTTTCGGAACGTAACTCTGCTTCCGAATATATTGAAGCAAAAAATCTTTTCAAACGTGTTAAACTTAGAGATGATTTTCAAAATTCTCTAACCAACTTTGACAAATATTATATTAGAGATGGAATGAGACCCGACCAAGTTGCCGTTCAACTTTATGGATCACCACAACTTGATTGGGTTGTTTTAATTTCCGCTGGAATCACGAATATTAGAAATCAATGGCCATTGTCTGATCGTGATATCTATGATTTTGCTCAGGATGCCTATGGCACAGACATAAATGCCACAAGATTTTATGAAACCAAGGAAGTGAAAGATAGTAGAGGGAGAATTATTCTTCCAAAAGGTCAGATTGTTGATTATAATTTCAAATCACCAAAACCAAAGATTGATACTTCACCAACCACTTCCTATGTTCAGTTCTGGGATAGTGGACTGAATACGATGGTAACAAAAACAGACATCACGGTTCCAATCACCAACTTTGAGTATGAAACAAGAAGAAATGATGAAAAGAGAGGGATTTACGTTTTGAGACCTAGTTATCTCCAACAATTCTTGGTTGATATGAGAAAGACTATGCAGTATACGAATTCCTCTCAATTTGTAAATAGAAAAATGAAGAGAGCGGAAAATATCAGAGTAACTTCACCATAAGAGTTCTAAACTTTTATCAAAAATCATAACGTATCGGTGCTTACGAGATCTTTCTTTCCATTCTCCTTTGGCACCTTTTATTTTGCCTCGTGAATGCTTTGTTCCATCTGCAAAGTAGAAATCTTTTTTTGGTTCTGATAGACCACAGTACCTAAAGTTACAAGCGCGATAGATTGTACCAGTATGATGGTCACTATCAGCGTATGAGATAATCCCCCTAACGCTGGTCTCTTTTCTAAGGCGTCTAATCGCTTTTGATACGAACCAAGAAGTGATATTATACTCGCTCTGCTGTGTAGTCGGGTGAATGCAGAGTCTTGAGAGTTCAAAAAGTCCTTGCTGTTCATGGCGTTCTAACCCAAAAGCACCTTTTGCAATTTCAGGAACAGGGAGACCTGTAAAGATACAGACTCCCTGAATGCCTCCAATATTTAGAGGTGAAAAATCATTTTTCTTGTATAGACCGTAATTATATCCTGATTTGAAAGTTTTAGATATATCCTTCAAATAATGAAACCGCAGAAGTAAATCTGCGGCTTCGGATTTGCTTACACGGTCTATTGTGTAATCAGATTTCACTCTTCGGCAAGGCGAGCAAAGTAGGACAGATCATCATCTTCATCCTCATCAGAAGAAGAAACAGTGCGAGTGGGTTTCAAAGAACTCAGTTCATCGCGAAGATCTTCGGTAAGATCACGGGAAGAACCACGGGTGAACTCTTCCTCTTCACCCTCATCAGGATCTTGATAACGAGGAGTGCCTTTGTTACCCAGCACATAGTCAAGACGCTTCTTCAGATCATCATAGGACTTGAACTGATCAGCAGAAACGAGTTCAGCGAGAGAATACTCTTTCTTCCATACTGCTTCCATGGCGTCATCGTCGTCCAGGAGAGCATCAGGACGGGCAAACTCAGAAGAGTCATAGTTGCGGTAACCAGCAACGTTCTTTGCCTTCAGTTTGAAGTTAGCACCCTGCCAGAAGTCAAACGGATCGATTGCTTCCTCATCTTCAAACTCAGGTTGCATTGCAGCAGTCAGTTTGTCGAAGATTTTCTTACCGAACTTGAACAGAAACACACGACCTTCATTAGAAGGATTAGCAGGATCTTTGACCACATAGATATTTGCCATGTAAGTCAGTTTACGCTTCTGCTTACGTGCCTGCTCTTTACCTGCATCTGTGCCGTTGTTCCACAGCATTGAGTTGTACTCAGACACAGGATCCTTCTGACCAAGAGTAGTCAGGGAATTCTCAATGTACCAACCACCAGGACCTTGGAAGGCGTGACTGTAGAGTTTCACGAAAGGAAGGTCTTCACCGTTAGGGGCGGGAAGGAAACGGATAACAGCATAACCGTTGCCGCTCTTATCACATTCCAGTTTCCAGAGACGCTCATCGCCGCTGGAACCGCCATTGTTATTCATCTTTTCGACTTCCTTGACCAGTTTCGCGGTCAGAGAGCCCAGTTTGGATTGCTTTTTAAGGTCTGCGAAAGACATTTGGATTACCTCGGATTAATTTGGATTTGGTGGATTTACTCGGATAGTATAGCAAAGATGCTCTCAACCGTCAACGTATTGTTTGAGAGATTCGATAGTCGCGTTCATACTATTGAATAAAACTTGCATATCAGTTTCTGGTGGGAAACCCATCAAGGCAACTGATTTGCGAAGATTCTCTTTCATTTCGACCGCTTGAGGATCGTCTGAAAGGGACAACCTAGTATACATCACTCTTTGCTTTTCTAGCAAGGTCTGCAACTTTTCGATATGGTTCAGTTTCGTATTACGGTCCATCATACCAAACCTCAGAATGCTTCCGTAGATTTCTTCCTGAAGTTTATTGATTTCTTTCAGTTCTTCCTGAATGATATTAGATTCAAAAAATTCACTCATTTACAATTTCCCGTAATATTTTTTTATACTGAAACACATCAATATTTAGGAATGGATTATATTTTTTCAACTTTAGACTGACGGTTTCCCACACTGGATCCGTCAACTTCTTATCGAAATTTTTTGAAAACTGAAAAATTTTGTCGTAGATTACGAAGGTTTCTAGAGATAATCTCCCGCTTAGAAACTCTTTGAGAATCTTGGGATGTCCTTTGGTACAATTGAATAAACTCTCTAACTCGTTCTCCGATAACAATTCGTTGCTTTGCTCTTTGAATAAGTACGTCAAACTCTGTTGGCGTCTCATCCACTCGGAGTAGTTTCTTTCGCCAGAATTGATAATTTCTCCAATCCATAAGTTACTCGGTGAATCTGTTGCTACAAAATTTGATACAAGAAAATCTACGACTTCCTTATCATTATATTTACGCGAAGTTTTTTCAAACCAATACTTATCTTTCCTTTTATTAAAAGAGGTCACACTCGCACGGGTTTTAGCACCATATT